CTTCGCGCCCTGGACCAGCGCCGGCCAGTCGATGCTGCGCAGGTTCGCCGCGGTGTCGCGGACGAAGTCGCGGAAGCCCGAGGCGATCGTCTCGCGGTTCGCGGCCAGCCAGTCGCGCAGATGCTCGGCCACCGGCAGCAGCACCGGCGCCAGTTCCCGGCCGATGGCCATGCGCAGCGCGCCAACCATGGCGCCAATGGCGGTGAAAGTGTCGCCCAGCTTGTCCATCTGGGCGCGTTCCTCGGCGGTGACCAGGGCGACCACGTTGCCGCTGCCGTCGCGCCGGTTGGCCAGCCCACTCAGCCGGCGCAGCTCCGCCTGATGCTCGCGGAATTCCCGCAGCATCTTGATTTCCTCGATACCACCCCGGCCCATGATGGTGCGGGCCTGGCGCGCATAGAACTGCGTGGCCGTGGCTTGGCTGATGGCGCCGCTTTCCACGCGGGCCTGCACGCGGGCGAAGCTGTCGCTGACCCGCTCAAAGATCTGCGCGGTGCTTTCCACCGCCAGCACGCGGGCGGAAATGCCCATGTTGCGGAAGGCCTGGGTTTCCTCCTCGCCACCCTCCCGCGCCTTGGCGATGCTCAGGGTCAGCTTGTTGATGGCGGGAATCACCGCGCCATCGAAGTCGGTGCCGACCATGGCGGCGGCGAAGCGCATCTGGCCCAATGCCTCGGCCGTCTGGCCGGTCATCAGCATCAGGTCTTCCATGTGCCCGGCGGCGTCGGTGGCGCTGTGCATGATCTGCACCAGGCCGGCGGCGCCACCCACCGCGCCCAGCCCGGCCAGGGTGGGGAACAGCGTGGTGACCATGCCCAGCGAGTTGCGAGTCAGCGCGTGGATCTCGCCGCCCAAGGCCCGGGTATGGGTGACCAGCCGGGCCAGGCCGGTGTTGTTGCCCAGCCGCGTCAGTTCGCCGCCCAACTGGCCCGTGGCCGTGCGCAGGCCATTGAATCGCGCGGCCACCTGGGCGTTGCTGGCTTCGATGCCGGCATTGACCGCCGCGACCGTGGTGGCCAGGCCGCGCAGCGGCATGCTGGCGCGGTCTTCCAGCGTCAGGATGGCGCGGAACTGCGTGTCGGCCACGGTTCAGCCTTTCCTGCGGCGGGGTGCGGTACGCCCGGTCTGTTCAATCAGCGCCGGCAGCGCTTCGACCGACTGCGCCATGATGAAGCCCAACTCGCCCCATTCGGCGGCCAGGTCGAAGTACAGGCTCAGCGCTTCGCCGGGCTCGGGGCCAAAAAACCCGCGATGCCGTTGATCATGGCCAGGAAATCCGGCCCCGGCAGCGCCTGGATGGCCTCCGCCTCAAGGCCCGACAGCGCCATGCCCAGGCGCAGCAGGCTGCGCAGGCTCCACTTGCCGTCCGCCGTCACCGGGCTGCCGGCGGCGATCAGGTCGGCGCCGGTCGGCGGGCGTAGCTTGGGCGCCGTGCCACCTTCCAGCAGCCGGGCAAAGGCCAGGCTGAGGCTGAACAGGTCGGCCGCGCCCATGCGGGAAAAGGCCACCTCCGGCGCGTCCGAACAATCCGCTAGCAGGCGGGACAGCGCGGGCATGTCGTATTCGCCATCCGGCCCGACCGGCAGGCCGGATTGCAGGAATTCCCGCACGCCCGGCAACTTGGTCACGGAGACCACGGCGATGGGGTCGCCGGGGGTCTCCACCGGCGTGCCCAGTTCGAAGGTCAGCAGCGCATCCATGGGCTACAGCACCTCGCGGCCGGTCTCGCCTTCGAAGCGCAGCTTGATGCTGCCTTCCTCGAAGTTCTGCGCGCCGTCCGCGACATAGGAGGCGTTGGTCAGCATGTAGACCGCGCCCATGCGGGTCTCCACCGTCACCAGCGCGCCGGTCAGGCCTTCCAGCGACTTGGCGCTGAAGTTGTCGGCCATGGTGACGTCCAGTTCCAGGTAGGGCGCCTGGGCGGTGACCTTCACGCCGGCAACGGCGGTCGGCCCCATGATGGTTTCCAGCTTCTTTTCCAGCACGCTGCCGTTGACGGTGCCGGTCTTCGGGCGCCAGGACGTGCCGTTGATGGTGAAGCGGGTAATACCCGCCTGAAAAGTGGCCATGTCGGTGCGCTCCTACGGCTCAGCGGAACTGGTTCAGGGCGGCGAAGGTCTTCAGCCCCTTCACGATGGTCGGCGGGAACAGGATGTTCAGCCGCGCCGGGTTCGCGGTGTCGATCTGGCAGACCAGGTTCGCCAGAAAACTGGCTTCGTCCGTCACCAGCAGGTCGCGCTGCATGTTCAGGAATTCCTGGTGCATCGCGGCGCGGGCGATCTTGGGCGTGACCGCGAAGCTGCCGAAGGGCACCGGGCTGCCATCCGGCACCAGCACCGCGCGACCACCGCCCAAGGCCAACACCGCGGCACGCAAACGGCGGGTCACCGCCATCAGCGTGAACATGGTCGGCACTTCCGCATAGCTGAGGTCGGCCAGGCCCTGCGGGTTCAGCTGGTAGGTGGTCACCAGGTCTTCGATGGCCAGCGCGTTGTCGCTGGTGGCCACCAGGGTGGAGATGCCGGAGCTGAGAAGCGTGTTGCGCGTGGCCTGGCTGAAGCGCGACCCCGGCTGCGGCGCGCGGATGCCGCGGTCGGCCGGCGCCAGGATGCGCAGCGTCTGGAGGGGCCGGCTGGGCGTGTCGCGCAGGGAGGTGGCGGCGGCGCCGACCGCGCCGGCAGCGATGCGCCAGGCCGGCGCCGGGGCGGCACCCAGACCGATCAGGCTGGCGTGCTGGTCGTTGCGCGCCGTGCCGGCGGTGACCAGGGCACCGGAGGAGGTGGCCGGCGTGGCCGAGGCATCCACCAGGCCGGCGAAGACATGGCCGAAGATCTGGCGGTTGTAGGCCCAGCGGCCGGTCGCTTCGTCCATCAGGGACTGGGTGATGTTCAGCACCGCCGTGGTGGCCAACGGCGCAATGATGAAATCATAGGGGTCGTCGGCGATGATGCTGGAGATACCCGTCATGGTCGGGTCGCCGGCGCCGCTGGCCATGGCGGTGATGCTGCAGGCCAGGCCGGCGGGCATGCTTTCGCCGCCCTGGAGGCCGTAATAGGCCATGCGGACGTCGATGCCGTTGCCGATGGTGCCCTTGTGGTCCGCGGTCAGCGTGACCGTGCCGGTGCTGGCGCTGGCGCCGACCGGGCTGATGGGGCTGGCGTTGATGGCGGCGGCCACCGCCGTGGCGGCGGCGGTTGCGGTGGTGCCGCTGGGCAGCGTGACCGGGATGGGAATGTCCGCGATGTACAGCGGCACGGTGCCGGCCGCCGTGGTGGTGCCGCTGAACGCCAGGCTGCCGGTGGCCGCGGTGCCGCTGCCATTGTCGGCGAAGGGCAGGATATCGACCTTCAGGCTGCCGATATTGGCGAACAGGGCCGAGGCCATGTCCGCGATCTGGCTGGACGGGCCGCAAAGGGCGGCGACCTGCGCCGCGCTCTGCGCCCAGGTGGCCACGTTGGACACGCTGCTGACCGACTGGCCGATCAGCAGCGCGCGGGTCTGCGGCGCGCCGTACTGCGCCTGGCTGTTGTCGAAATCCACGTAGAAGCCGGGCGTGCGCAGCTGGGTGCCGGCCGGAATACGCGGGAACGAGATGCTGCCGCTCATGCGGGTGGCTCCTCAGCTGGTGGGAATGTCGATGATGGCTTCGGCGCGGCCATCGGGGCCGCGGGTGCGCGGCGCCGGAGCGACGGCGGGGAAGGTGCTGGGCACCGTGTAGTCGCTGGTCAGGTCGGCGGGATCGACCGCGTCCAGGCGCAGCGTCGCGCCTTCCAGCAGCGGGTAGGGCGGCGGCTGGTACAGGGCGAAGTAGTGCACCACCTGGGTGCAGACGCCCTCGGCGGCGATGCGGTCGCCGCCCTGCTGGACCTGCGCGGCGTAGGTGCGCTGGCCGAACTTGTTGAAGCAGGTGACCCATTCGGGCGCCGCGCTCATGGCCTGCTGGACCTGGGCGGCCAGCGCATCCAACTGGTCCTCCGCGGCTTCCTCGGGGCGCTTGCCATCCACGGAAGCGGCTTCGACGCGGATGTGCACCGCCAGGGTCAGTTCCACGTCGAAGTCGGGCGGCATGCCGTCCGCGCTGATGACGCTGTCCTGGGTCTGCATGGCGTAGACCAGCAGGCAGGGGTAGATATTGGCCTGGGTCGGCCAGGTGCGGGCCCGGTAGATGCGGCCCTGCACGTCCGGCACATAGGTGCCCAGCAGCTGCACGGCGGCGTCTCGCACCGCCGAACGGGTCAGCGGCGCGCCGGGGTCCAGCAGGGGCGAGGTCACGGGTTGAAGCCCAGCCCCAGGTCGCCCAACGTGACGGTGATGCCGCCCAGGCCGTCCGGCCGGGCGCTGGTGACGGCCCAGTCGAAGCCGCGGATGCTGACGCGCATGTCCTGCTGGGGCTGCGCGTCCGCCGGGAAGTCCGCCGCGCGGACGAAGATACGCGGCTGCATGATGCTGGCGCTGGCGCCGTTGGCATCGAAGGTCAGGTTGGCGCCATGGCGGTCGAAGATGCCGTCCGCCGCGACGGTACGGCCGGCGCTGAGCGTCCAGACCGGCACCGGCTGGCCCTGCGCCGCTTCCCCGAAGGCATCGAGGCAGGGCAGCAGGGTCAGTGCGTCGAAATCGACCGCCATGGGGTTCAGCTTTCGTCCACGGGCGGGATGGTGGCGCTGCCGTTGGCGACCAGCTCGGCGCCGAGCCCGGCCGGGACGGTGAAGTCCTGGCCGGCGGCGATCGGGCGGGTCTGGCCGGGGAGGTAGATTCCCACGGCCGCGGTCAGGGTGATGGTTTCGGCCATGGCGTCAGGCGCCCTGGGTCACGGTGGCACCGCCGGCCGGGGCCGTGGTGTTGACCGTGACGGTCGGCGGCGCGGCCTCGGGCGCCGGCGCGTCGGCCGCGACGGCAATGCCGCGGGCGATCAGGTCGGCGGCCTCGGCGGCGTCCATCTCCACCGGCGTGCCCGGCGCATGGTGCACCGGCGCGTTGATGTCGCCGGTGACCAGGGTGCTGCGCGAGGTGACGCGCAGCGTGGCCGGGGCCGGCGCGAGGGCGGGGGCGGCGGCCATTACTTCACCACCACGGCCATGGCGCCGTTGACGGCGCTGGGGATGACCAGCGGGGACGACTGCGTCATCAGGTAGCGCACCGCCGGGTCTTTCTCGACCCAGGACTTCGGCGCGTAGGGCAGCGCCTGGTAGCTGAATTCCGGGTCCATGACGCTGCCGAAGGCCTGGGTGCCTTCCATGCCGCGGCTGACCAGCAGCACGGTGTTGGCCGCCAGCAGCGGCTTTTCCGTGTTGTCGGCCGGGTCGATGTACCAGTCGTTGTAGAGCCACAGGTCGCGGCCACCCCACTTGCCCATGTGCATGCCGCCGACCATCGGCTTGGCGCCCTGCACGTTCAGGCCGATGTCGCCATTGGCCGGGGACAGGATGACCTGCGCCAGGGTCGCGTCCTTGCGGAAGGACTGCCAGGCGCCCAGGGTGAACACCAGGTCGGTGACCACCAGACCGCTGTTCTGCAGCACCGTCGCGCACCAGTTGTCGATGTTGTCCACCGCGCTGACGCCGGTCTGTTCCCACCGGCTGCCGCCGGTCAGGGTCAAGGTCTGCCCGCTGTCACGGCCGAAGTTGATGGTGGTGGTGGGGATGCCCTCACCCGAGACGGTCAGCGTGCCGCCGCTGAGCGCGGAAGCCGCCATCCATTCCAGCCGGCGCTGGATCATCTGGATATGCTGTTCCTGCTCGAAGATCAGGTTGGCCTGCTCGCGCTCGCCCGGCGGGATGCCGCCGCCGATACGCTCGCCACGCATACGGCGCACCGGGCGCAGCGGGTCCAGCTTGGTCTTCTGCTTGATGTAGGCCGGCTTGAAGTCGTTCGTCGTGTAGCCGAGGCTTTCCACGACCTTGCCCTCCACCAGCGGCGAGCAGAACGGCGCCAGGCGCCGCTTGCCGACGAAGATGTCGATGCTGACGAACTCGGTGTCGCTGTACTGCACATTCGGAAAGAACGTGTCGATCAGGAAGCTGCTGGGCGGCTTCATCAGCTCGATATTCGCCACCAGGGCGCGGGTGTCGTAGAGCGAGGCGTTCACGGCCATGGCCGAAGTTCCTTTTGTTCAGGCCATCAGGCCGGGATGGAGGTCTTGACGTAGAGCTGCTGGGCGCGGAGCAGCGCCAGGTCGGCCTCGGTGGTCAGGTCGAAGCTGGCATCCACCGTCAGGGCGGTCAGGTTGAACTCGCCGGCGATGTAGACGCCGAGGTTCGCGTCGGCGCTGGTGCTGTCGGACGCATCGGCGGAGATGGCGAAGGGCACGGCGCTACCGTCATTCGCGGTCTTCACGCACTTCTTCAGCTTGCCGCTGCCGGCCGCGACGGTGATGTCGAAGCCATCGCCCACCGCGAAATCGGTCGCGCCATCGGCGATGGCGAACTTGATGCGGTTGCTGAAGGTGCCGGCGCCGGCGGCCATGATGACCTGGCCGAGATAGACGCCACGCGGGTCGGTGACCGCGAAGGTGCCGTTGTTGGTCGCCGCGGCGATGAAGCGCACCTGGTAGACGCCGGCAACGCCGTTCACCAGCACGGGCGTGGTGGCGTCCACGGTGCAGGTGCCGTTGCCGGTGTTGCCCCCGGACTTGGCAGCCGAGGTGGCGGCGCCCATGGTGACGGCGCCCAACAGGGTGCCGCGAGTGATGGCGCCGACGCCGCTCAACAGCGTGGCGGTACGGGAGACCGGGCCGAAGGCGCTACCGGCAAGCAGCCGGTCGGGCGTGAAGGCGTCGGACGAAAACTGGGCGTTCTGGGGCATGTTGCGCGCTCCTGGTCAGGCGGTTTCGCCGCGCAGGCGGCGGACGATGGCGTGGTTCGCTTCCGCCTGCTTGCGGGCGGCGGCGGCGAGGTCGGGCTGCTGGTTGCTGCCCTCGGTGCCCGGGGTGTCGCCCAGGGCCGGGCTGGGCTGACTGGCCATGCGGGAACCCAGGCCGGCACGGGTGCCGCTCAGCTTGCCCAGCAGCGCGGTGGCCTGGGCCGCCGGCAGGTCGGTGCCCAGCGCCAGCTCCAGCGCCGCCGGCATGTTGGCGCGGGCGGCGTCGCTGTTCAGAATGGCGCCGATGCGGGCGCGCTCGGCCTTGGCCCCCTTCTCCATGGCGGCTTCGTCCTCTTCCTCGGCAGCGGTTTCGCTGGCCGTTTCGTCATCAGTCGCTTCGGGCTTCGGCTCGCCCTCGGCCTGCTCTTCCTCGGCCTCTTCCTCGGCGTCGGGATCTTCGGCGACGGCGGCGGGCGCGGCCGGCGCGGCGGTTGCGGCCGGCGAGCGGCCCAGCAGGTGGGCCAGGCCGGCGCGCGCATGCGCCCGCGGCCCGTTCAGGAGCTGCATGGTGGTGTCCTTCAGGGGTGAGAGGGCTAGAGGCTGGCGAGCAGGGCGCGCAGCGCGACGTCGGGCGCCATGACCGCATCCGCGAGGCCCGCGGAGACGGCTTCGGCGCCGAGACAGGTGCCGGCTTCCATCGCCTGGATGGCGGCCGGGGTGGAGCGGCGGTTGCGGGCGACGGTGTCCGCGAACAGCGTGCCCAGCGTGTCGATATCGGCCTGGAGGCGGCCGAGGGCGGCCCCTTCCAGCGGCTGGTACGGGTTGCCATCCGCCTTGCGGGCGCCGTGCTTGATGACGGTGACGGTGACGCCCTGCTTGTCCAGCGCGCGGGAGAAGTCGGCGTGCATGGCAATGACGCCGATGCTGCCGGCAATGCCGGTGCGCGGGATGGTGATGCGGGTGCAGGCGCTGGCCAGGGCATAGGCGGCGCTGCAGGCCATCTCGTCCAGGATGGCCCAGATGGGCTTTTCCCGGGCGCATTGCGCGGTGAAGTCGGCCAGGTCGAAACAGCCGGCGACCTCGCCGCCCGGGCTGTCGATATCCAGCGCGATCGCGCGCACCGCCGGGTCGTCCAGCGCCAGGTTCAGGTTGGCGCGGATGCCGTCATAGCCGGTCATGCCCGAATAGGGCTCCAGGCAGCCGGTTTTCTGCACCAGCGTGCCTTCCACCTCGATGACGGCAACGCCGCCGATGTTGTGGTAGCCGGCGCGGGGGCTGCCGCCGGCTTCAAGCAGGCCGAGGCCGGTATCGGCGGCGACGATGACTTCCGCCGCCGGGCGCAGGCCGTGCGCCTGGCTGAACAGGTGCGCCACGCCGAGGCGGTCCGCCAGGGCGGCGATGATGACTTCGGCCTTGTCGGGATGGATGGCGACGGGGCGGTTGAACAGGCGCTGCGCCAGGTGCGGAAGGCGGTTGTTCATGCGGGGATCTCCGCTGCCATGGCGGGCAGCCAGTCGTCGGCGATCATGGCGGCGGCGCCGCGCAGTTCGGCGGCATGGCGCGCGGGGAGCGTGCCGCCAGCAACGTCCAGTGCCTCAGCGGCGCGAATCAGGGCGGAATGGGCTTCGCGCAGGGCTTCCAGCGGAGCCAGCGGCTGCTTCAGGCGCTGAAGGTAGAGCGCGCCGTCCAGCATTTCCTCCTGCAACAGGTTGCGCCAAGCAGCGGGAGACAGGTCGGTGCGGGTCAGGGGCGTGTTGTACTTGGCCAGACCGACCGCGCTGCGTGCGCGCAGGATGTCGCAAAGCTGGGCAACAATGTGGTCAGCCGGCGGCGGCGGCTCGGCGAAGGTTGCACGGTTCAACCCGGCGATGGCAGCGCGGATGGCCGGCAGGTGGGCATCGCCTAGGGCGCTTTCAGCGTTGGGGAAATAGACGGCGTGACCATCCACCGCGCGGGTCCAGTAGCGTTCGCCGTAGGGGTGCGCTTGGCCCTCAGGGCTGCGCCAGCTGCCCAGAACGACGAAGGGCGGCGGGGCGTCAGCCATCGGCCGCGCCCTCCGGCTGCGGCGCGGGGGCCTTGGGCGGCGCGCGCAGGCTTTCCGGCAGCGGCAGGCCGCGTTCGCGGAACATGGCCACCTCGGCCTGGCGCTGGTCCAGGATTTCCTCGATATCCTTGCCGGTGTTCTCGGCGGCTTCGTCTTCCAGCGTGGAGAGGCCGCCAGCGACGCGCAGCAGCGCGCCCTCGGCTTCCTTCACGGGGTCCACCCACCCCCTGCCCGGCCCCGTCCAGCGGCAGGCGCTGTATTCCTGGCGGGCTTCCATGAAGTCCGGGTGAGCGGTCGGCAGCGGCAACTCGCCGTTCTCGAAGGCTTCTTCCAGCAGGCAGGTCCAGGCCGGCGTGCAGAAGCCGTGGGCGAACTGGGTGCGGCGGCGCGACAGGGTCTTCCAGGTCTCCAACAGCGCGGCGCGGGCGCTGGAATAGTTGGTCTGCGACCAATCCTGGGTGAGTTGTTCGTAGGACAGGCCGGCGGCGCTGGCCAGGTTGCGCAGCATGGCCGACTGGAAGCCGGCGAAGTTGCCGGAGGGGCGGGCCGCGGCCACCGTGTTGATCTTTTCCCCGGGGAAGAGCGTGGGGATGCGGACGCCATTCAGCTGCAGGCGCTTGTCGGCGTGGAAGTCGCTGCGCATGGCCTGGTAGGCCGGCAGGCCGGCGTCGGGGTTCAGCGCGTCCTGCACCAGCTCCGGGTCGTTCGGGCTTTCGATGTAGGCACTAAAGATGGCGTTGACGACGGCGGCCTGGAGTTCCACCTGGTCATAGCGCGCCAGCATCTTGGCGCGGGCCAGGACCGGGCGCAGCACGCCGCCATTGCCGCGATGCTGGCCGGCGCGGTCGGCCTCGAACCAATGGATGAAGGAGGGGCGGCCCCAGTCGGTTTCCCGCGGGATGCGTTCCCAGGTAACGGCCTGGGCGGCGGCGAACCAGTCGCCCATGTGCGCCTTGCGGACGTGGTAGGCGATGGTGGCGCCGTCTTCATCGACTTCGCAGCCGCCGCGCAGCTCCAGCGTGTCCATCCGGTTGCTCGGGTTGGACATGCGATCGGGGTCAACCAGTTGCAGCGCCGTGGCGTAGCGGGCGCGGCCGGGGCCGACGCGGCGCGGGCGCCAGACCGGCACGGCGATGGCGTCGCCATCCACGATCAGGTGGCGGAAGGCCAGGCGGGCGAGTTCGGGGAAGGTATGGCGGCGCGAGGCGTCGCACCAGCGGCCGACGCGGTCATAGGCCCAGGTGCGCCAGGACGCCTCGGCGGCGCTGCTGAACTCCTTGGCCCAGGTGGCATCGAACTTGGGCCCGTAGGCGCGGGCCAGGGCGCGATAATCCGGCGTGCTGGCCAGCCGCAGGTCGGCGCCGACCACGGCATCCGTGATGCGGGTGATGCCGCCGGCGGCCCAGCCGTCGTTGCGCACCAGGTCGCGGATGCGCGAGACGATGCGGTCGCGCCAGATGTTGGTTTCGCCATCGGCCGAGTTGAGGAACGGCGACCAGTTGGCGGTTTCCTGGCTGTCCTGGTCGGCGGCGTCCCATGGCATGGAGGAGTTGCCGCCGGACAGGGCGCGGGCCTTGGGGGGCTGGCTGGGCGGCATCGGCAAGCCATCGGCGCCGAGGATGCGGACGGGGCTGGAGGCGGTCACTTCGCGGCGTCCTCCATCGTTTTCAGCAGGTCTTCCAGGGTGCGCTGGGCGTGGTCAGTGAAGCCGCCCTTGATGAAGCGCAGCGCCACGTCCACGGAGCGGGAGGCCGCGGCCAGGCCGTCGAAATAGGCGGCCAGCTCGGCGGCCGGCAATTCCTTGGGCGCCAGCAAGGGCGTGCGGGTCAGCGCCACAGCTAGAACCGGATGCCCGTGGCGCGGCGCACCGGGGTCATGCCCAGCATGCGCTGCAGCTCCGCGATGTAGCCGCGCAGCGCCGGCGCGGTGGTCTGGCTGTACATGACCTTGCGGCTGCCATCGCCCATGGCGAACTCGGCCGAGGCGACCTTGTTGCCGATCGACAGGGCGTGCAGCGCGGCCTGGGCCTGCGTCAGGTTGGCGCGCAGGGCGTCCTGGCTGAGGCCGGCGAAGACGCCGGAGGTGTAGGACATGCGGGCTTCCTTGATGCTTCCGGCGCCGGATCACCCGGCTCCGCTGCGGCTTGTGGCCATGGCCCGGCGGGTCGATTAGGCCGCCTTCACTCCACGCAGAGGGCCTGCGCGACGCCGCGCGCAGTGCCGAAACTGGTTCAGGCCAACCGCCGCGCCAGGGTGGCGCGGGGCGCGTTGGCGGCGGCGATGACCACGCCAGCCGGCGCCCGGTCGGGCGGCTGGGTCGGCATTGCCGGCGCTGGCCGGGTGATGGGGGCCGCCGCCGGGGCTGGCTGCGGGAGTACCACCCCGGCGGCGGAGGACGGGGCCGCCAGTAGTGAGGGCGCCCCGATCTGCGAGTTCTCGGGCCAGGGCGCGGCCCAGGCGGGCGGTCGCGTCCAGTCCAGGCGGTGCAGGCCATGCAGCCGGGCGGCGATGGCCGCCATGACCAGCAAGTCCCAGGCCTCGTTGCGGCCGTTCGGGTTGATCTTCTGCCAACCGCGGCGCGGGTCACGGCGCTCGGCGGCCAGTTGCTCGAACCAGCTATGCGGCGGGGCCTCGCTGCGCAGCGCCGCCGGGAAGTGGACGTGGCCGGGGCCTTCGTCGGCGCGGGCAAGCTGGGCTGCCAGTTGGTCCTTTGCCGCGTGGCTGTTGAAGACCAGCAGCGGAATCTCGCCGCGTGCGGTCGCCTTGCGGTCCTTGCGGGCGGCGTCGGGGTAGCTGACCGAGAGCGGAGCGGCCTGCAGGGTGCTGGCGCCACGGGCCAGCATGACGTTGAAGGCGTCCCGGCCGTTGATCTTGCCGTAGCGGCGGATCAGCCCGGCTTTGCGCGCCCAGCGCCAGGCGGCGTAGGCCTGTTCGGTCACGCCGGCCTGGCCGACCGCGTCCACCACCGCGATGCGGGCGCGCATGTAGCGGCCGGACCCGTCCGCCAGCGGATAGGACAGCGTGGCAAGCTGCGCGAACAGGTCGCGCCAGGCGGCCTCATCGGTGGCCGGGTCGCCGGGGATGGCGCGGACGTCGATGACCCAGGACTCCAGGCCCTCGCCATAGGCCCGGGTAAGCATTTCCCAGCGGTTCGCCTGCACGTCCACGCCAACCGAGAGGAACCTGGCGCCCTCGGGCACCCAGCCCAGCTGCAGGGCGGGTTCAGCGCGGTCGGCCAGCACCACGGCCTCGATGTTGCCGACCTGCCGAGGCGGGTTGTGCGGGATGCCGAAGGTTTTCACCTTCACCTGGCGGAGGCCGGCGTCGTCACCCGTGGCCGCGGCGTCTCGTTCGGCGGCGGCCAGGGCTTTCGCCATGCCGCCAAGGCCGCCGAGGACGAAGGGCGACATCAGGCCGGTGATCCAGTAGCCGGCGGTGCGGTTCGGCGTACAATCGCCGGTGATGCGGCCGTCTTCCTCGCAGGTTTGGCTGGCGGCGACCCAGCGGCCGGTGGCCAGCATGGCGTGGCGGTGTTCGTTGCCGATATCGGCGCCGCAGAGCGGGCAGGACAACGCCGCTTTTTCGGCGATGACGTCCAGCGGGGCGCCTTCGGGCCAGGTCAGCACCATTTCCCGCGAGGTGCCGGGGGTGGGGCTGCTGAAGCCGCGGCAATGCGGGCAGGCCCACCACCAGGTGTGGCGGTCCGACTGCATGTACACCCGCATGATGCCGCGCTGCTGCTCCACCGGCGTGGCCAGGGGCAGGCCCTGGTCGGGGTGGGAGATGATGAGCAGCTTGCTGTCGCCGCCGGCAGCCTGGGCGGCCTGGCGGCGCGGGTTCAGCAGGGCCAGCGGGTCGCCCAGCGAGGGGTCGAAACTGTCATATTCGTCGGCGACGATGCGGGCGACGTGCTTGTTGACCAGGGTGCTGCCGGTGAAAGGCAGGAACTCGATGCGGCCACCGCGAAAGCGCTTCATTTCCACGCTGTCGCGGCCGTGGCGAAGGTGGCCGATCAGCTTGTCGTGCAATTCCAACATCGGCTCGATGCGGCCTTGTACGTAGGCGCGCTGGGCAGGTTCGGTGTGGAGATACCAGAGCATCTCGGCCGGGTCGGCTTCGATGGTGTAGAGGCCCCAGTTCTCTGCGATGACGGTCTTGCCGCTGGCACCGGGGCCGATGACGGCAACGGTGTCCACCATGTCGTCACCCAGGCGCTCCAGCGGGCCGCGCAGGTAGGGGGCGACGGCGTCGTCGTAGCGTTCCAGGTGACCGCCGGAGGGCGACTTCATCCAGCGATTCGCCGTGGCGTGCTCGGCCGGGCTGATGCGGCGCGGCGGCAGCAGGGCGTCCCAGGTCTGCGCCAGCAGGCGGCCGGCGTCGGCGTAGGCGAAGCGGTGGTCAGGCCGCGAGGTCATCGGGTTCGGGCTCGGCGTCGGCGCCTTCGGGGGCGAGGTCGCGCAGGCGCTCCACCAGGGCGCGCTGTTGGCTGGCAATGGCGTTGCGCATGTCTCGGACCACCGCGTCGGGGAGGTTGTGGCGGCGGCCTAGGCTGCCAGGAAGGGCGTTCAGGAAGGCGGCGAGAGGGGCCCAGGCCTCGGTGAGGCGCTGGCGCATGTCGGTGGTCAGCACCAAGAAGGCGCGCTGGCGGGCGAGCTCGTCTTCTTTCAGGGAAGCCTGCGCCATCTTCAGGCGATCGGCCGGGGTCAGGGTGCCGGAGGGCGCGGGAGAGGCGTCGTCGGCGATGGGTAGGGCGTACTGGGCGAGTTGCGCGGCGCGGGCGGCGTCGGCTTCTTGGGCCTGGCGGTCCTGTTCGGACAGGAAAGCGATGACCGCCTCGGGGGAGAGCTGCCAGGGGACGCCGTTGCGGCCTCGGGCAATGACGGGGAACGCCGGGAGCTTGGCGCGGGCGCGCATGGTGGGGAGGGAAATGCCGAGGATGTCGGCCATTTCATCAAGCGAGACGACGGCGGCGGGGGGCGCATCGGGCTGGGTGGCGGGGGCGGTCATGGCGCGGGCCTTGTGGCGGCGGACGACAAGGGGAAGGGCAACAGAACCCTTTGTTTTCGTTTGAAAAACTGAGGGGAAAGCCGCGGTGCGAAATGCT